GCGAACATAATAGAAGACGGCTTAACCTTCAATCCAATATACCCCTTTTGATAAGGCATAGCTATCGAGATACACTCTGCATCGTAATCAGAGGTGTTGTTAATCTGATAGTCTATCTCAATGGTTTTACCGCTCTGCGCTGCCTCCTTGGCGAAAGGCTTGTAATCAATCGTCAATCGTGAGCCTGCGAGCAAACGCAATGTGCGTGCACCTTCATCGTCTGTCACCCAGCCGTCACGTGAGAAGGCAACGTTCTGCCATTCAGCACCGATATGCTCAGAGTTGATGAGATTGCGAAGAGTATTGCGGTCGGTGTCGGTGTTATTTCTATTCTTCGCATTCAGATAGAACACCGCTCCTGCTGTAGCTGAATAGCCTTGTGAGTTATCAACAGGGAATGGAATTGCATCACGTAGTCTCACCTCGTCTGTTGGGTGAGTTCTGAATCCGATTAACGCAGTGAAATCAGAGTTATCAATCGTCTCAACCTCGAGAGATAAGGTGTACTGCATCTTGGTCTGTGTCAGAGTGTTCTCTGACACATTCTCTTGAAGGACCTCGTTATCTTTCTTCATCAAGATTGACAGTGGTGTCGTAACAGCCTTGCCGTCATATACAGCGTATTCCAACACCTTATTTTCGTACCAGTTAAGTAATTTTTCAGCCTTGTTGTTCACGACAACCATCTTCACCGCTTCGTTGTTTGCTACTGCCATAAAGTCGTAACCTACAGGCGTAGTTTGTACGGTGCCGTCCTCATTCGAAAGCCACGCAGAGAGGTGGAATAGACCAGTCTTGTTCGTAAAGGGCACAGTGTAAGCCACTGGAGATGACGTGTAAGTGGCAGTACCAAACTGGCGTTCGTACGTCTGTTCGTAGCCTTCACCCGTAATCTTTACGTGCAGCGTCTTGCTGATATTGCCACTAATGTAACACGGCAGCACTATGTCGCCTTGGTATGCCTTCCACCAATTGAACTCGGATATGGAGAGGAAGAGGGCAGAAAGCGTAACAGAATAGACGAGTGCAGGGGAGGTCTGCCCCGTTACCTCGCCCGTAATCTTCACCATGATGTTATTCTGTCCACTCTCCAGGAAGCGGAATACGTCAACTGTGGTTACGGTGTTAGACTGGCAGCGTCCACGAGCCTTCGAAATGAAAGTACCGTCTCCCGCCTTAGCGAATATCTCATAAGTGCCCCATTCACCCGTATCCTGATACTCTGTCTGCCCAACGTCTTTCGTCCGTGAGATGAACATGAACTTAATTGGGCACTCGCCTGCCGACTTCGATGCAGATAGTGTAGTAGACTCCGACTGGTTTATGGCACGAAGATAATACAGAATAGACTGCTGCTGACCACCGCCTTGTCCGATGCCGAGTTCCGAGAGTTTCATCGGCACCCACTGATCTCCACCCCAGACGAGCACACAAGTCTCCGAGGTGAGATCATCTGCTTCACTGTTTACGTTCTGCAACTGACCGAGCGTTGGACGGTTCTTCACAACGACCTGCTTGATGCGTTCTTCAGATGTATTCTGCGCGTCAACCAGCTCGTTCACCTTCTCGGGCAGTTTGTTGAATTCGCCAGCCGTCAGCCGACCCCCTGTCTGTTTATGCTCTAAGTATAACTTCTCTATCGCCATGTTATGAAAGTTTGAATGGGAATGTATATGTAAATGCGTTGTTGCCTTCTATCTCCACGCCATGTGCAAGTGATAGTGCGTGGCAGATGATATCCTGAAGCAGCTTGGGATGAGCTGGCGCAAAGCCCTGCCCAGTAACATCCTCGATGCCACGGACAGAAGCCTGCGCGAAACGACCATCAGCCGTACGGCTCTCGACAATATGCAGCTTGATGTGCTTCATTCACTTAAGATGTTAAAATTAATACTGCTCATTGGCGAGGATAATTACGCAGTAGAGCACCAGGTACAGGCTGTGGGCTGCCGTCATTTTTGCAATAAGAATGAAGACCTCCATTCACCTTGAAGTAGACCACCTTGAAGTCTATTGCAGTTCCTCCCACATAGTGAGTAAGTCCGATAGAATAGATATGCCCGTTGTGACGCTCATCAGGAAGCACTCCGTCGTACTCAGCATATATGCCTGTCAGATTCTCATCCGTGTACCACCCATCAGGAATTTTCTTGGAGTTGAGACTATCTTCAGCGAAGACCTTTCTATCCTTATCCGCGTCACTTCCGTACGTACCCGTCTTGGAATTATATGCTGCATGGAATTCATGATACAGCGTACCCTCCTTCGTGTGCGGATAAACGCCAGAGAGCGTAGCATCGGTTACGTCAACGAGCTTCTTCTTTATCCAGTATGCAGGACGTACGGAATCCGTCAGTTCTTTCATGCCCGTATAGCCCAGGTCATACATCGGACTGCCTTCAGGATTATAGAATATGAAGTGAGGCATCCCCTTATCATCCACCGTGATCTCCATGCCCTTGCGCTGATTCGTCGCATAGACGATGAACGTGTTACTATGGATATCGAATGACACACCATTGGGCGAAGGCAACGTATGCAGGTGTCGCGCCCAGATATCATCCACATTAAGGAACTCCACATTCAGCTTATTCTCCTCTGTGAAGAAGGGCACGCTGCCCGTTGTCGTGCGCACTTTGAAACGGTCTGCAACGATATCGAACGAACTGTTTTCCCCGTCCAGGTGCATTCCCACCTTCTCGAGACCCGTGCGAAGATCCGTCACCGTAGCACTGATAGTCTTGCCTTCCACCGTCAGCTGCGCCTCGAAAGTCTTCGTTGTATATTCCTGCGCCGACGCCCAATCCTTAATATCGAACTCCTCGTCCTTACCACGTGACCTCACGCAGACAAGCAAATCATTCCTATATTTGTCGCCGTGCGTAGCGTTCGACCACTGGTCTCCCTTGTCGTAAGGCGTGGTAGGCTGATCCTTAACGAATACTCTTCGCTTGCCGTCCGCAGTATCTTGCGCCCGTTGTGCAGCTTCGAGCGATTTCAGCACATCCGCATCCGTAATCTCGTGCCACGAGTAAGATCCGTCAGGATTCTTCTCGTATGAGTAAGCCCTACCGCCCCCCGTCTGCGCGTAACTCCTATTGTAATAGATATCATGCAAGTGCATTTCTCGTGTCGCATCATCCGCCCAATCATTCGCAGGCTCACTCTCCACGCTCGGCACTGAGTCGCCAAACCATATCACCAGCTGCTTATCCGCCTGCTGCTGCACGGCGTCGATACGTCCTTGCATCGACTCCAAGAAGTCCTGCAGACGGATATACTCGCCACGATTAGCTGGGTTCTCGACACGTATCTCGAAGTCCTGCTTATCGAAAAGGAATATCGGACGAGGAAGTGTGAACGAGTTGATACCACGGATGATCTTAAAATATGGAGACCCTGTACCTGCTGCTGACTGGATGATAGCACTTTGTCGGTCCTTATTCGTCTTATTTCCCAGCTGCACTACTTCATCGCCAGTCATCGGTTCATCGCTTCCGCTGGCGTAGTCATCCGCATTCGTATTGTCTGCTATATCCACATAATCTGGACCTACAGCAACGACTCGACGATGCCAATAGTGGTTAGAAGATTGCCCTTCTGAATTGATAAGATTGAACGTCTCGCACAATGCGAAGTCATCCACTTCCATGGAGTTATAGATCTTCCTCCCGTCAGTATCCTGCTGTAAGAAGTAGCAACGCCATCCACCCGTTATACGCTCCTTTCTCGCGATAACGAAGCCACCAGCCGAGTTCACGACCTTACCCTTGATGTGAGAAGTATTCATGATCTCCACCTGATCAGCCGTGAACTTCTTCGTAGCATGGATGTATTCCGCGTCGATGTGCCAGTTTCCATTGCCATCAGGATAGATAGTTGCTCCTGGATCTCCTTGTGTAGATGATCCAAAAGCTATTCCCTTCATGAACGTCATTAGTGCTAAGACTACGGAATCTCTGTCAGTACGGGCGATCTTATCCCAGTCCGCACTCTTCGGATCGAGCGAACGCGCAGCCACTGCTTCGTCAGCAACACCTGCAGATATCTTCTGTGCGTCGAGCGTAAGGTAATTGCCTATGCGACTCAAAGCCTGCAATACCGACATGTTATCATGATGATGCCCGAAGGCTCCGTCATTCTTATAGTTCGCTTTAACCTCCTGTGAGAACCACGCAAGCAGCGCATCAGCTGACGTGATATTCCATTTATCAGAGTAGGGACTCTGCACTGGGAATAACGCCCCACCACTCAGTGGCAGTCGTTCCAGCTCAACTAAGCGTGGGGCGATGGTAAAAGAGCCTATATCTGGTATCTTGATGTCAAGTGTATTGGGTGCTGCTTCCTCTGAACGAGTGATATTAAGATATGGGCGTGCATCCGCATATCGATACGTGAAAGTATAAGATGAAGGGAGTTCCGATGTCTTCCATGACACGTCGCTATCTGTAACAACGATACGACGTACATGATTACGAGTATAGATATATTTCCCCAACGACGGGAAGAAGTCAAGTAACCATTTGCGTTCCGACATGGATAGGAGCCCCGTATTCTTCTTGTATTCACGGATAGTATCCACACGATACTCCTCGGAGTCATCTTCTATCTCAACTATATTGTGCGTATGACGAGCAGTGTTTTCAGACTCCCCGTAGGCGCGGAATGTATCTATTCCGCCCAGCGAGTTCTCGAAGAGCATCCACTCTTCCTGCTCGCTTCGGATGTTAGATGCATAATAGCGCTGGATATATGTCAATCGAGTGCCTGACGTATCTTCCACCCATACGTCGTAATAAGAAGGCAACTTACCCGTCTTGCCTGCTATGATAGCATACTGAAGGGGAATAGTCCAGACGGTATCCTTACCAAGGTTAGCAAGTGTCAGAACATTCTCTACGTACTGATTATTATCCTCTATGTAGGCCTTACACTTTACGATCGCATCATCAACAGCATAGTACGTCAGGAACTCTGGAGTGTAATAAGTAACAGGCTTTACCGTGGGCTGCCAAGTAAGGAAGTTAGCCTTCAACCAAGCTGAAGCAGTATCGGCGAAGTTGTCAATACCAGCGCGGATGCCTGTAAAGGTCCAGGTCTCCGTGGTTGTAGTCTTTGCCTCCTTTATCTCCACCTTAAACTGGCGAGCAATATTAACCTGACGATAGGGTGTCGAAGTATCTTGCAACTGAAAGGATAGCAGAGGAGTGATAATCTTCTCCACATCAATTTCAATTACTCCTGCCTTGTTAGGAGTATAAGAATGCTGAACTACTATCTGGTTAGTATCCGCATACATCAGTACGAATGTGATATCATTCGCAGCAGTTATTATAAAGTGATTCATCGAGCCTGTCAGGCTGAGCGAATCGGGTTTACGTAGAATATCCATTAGCGTTAATCTTTAGCACAAAGATAGATATAGATTATGACAGGGAAAAGGACAGTATTATCTACTTAGGTACACACTCCAGCCACACTTCGGTCTTGGTGTACTTATACTTGGCTGAGCGGAAAGCCGTGCGGTGTTGTGTCTTCTGTTCTGTGTATGAAGTCTGCTTCCCGTAGGGTTTCCCAACATACTCTACAGATGGGAGAGGAGGGTAGATAGTAACGAATGTCCTACCTTTGTCGAGCCCAGAGCTGTTGTATTCATCCCAACCGACCTCTGTAACTCTTTCGCGTCCCACCCATTTATACTGGGCATCCATCGCCTTCAGCTGTCCATTGATAGTAGGTGCTTCATTGACAGGCTCCATGAGTGTCACTGTATACAATTCAGACTCGACGGGTTCGGTCTTCCCACCCAAAGTAAACTTGAGCTTATTGAATAAGAATGGAACTCCCCGAATAACCACCTTAGCATATGAGGGTAGGTTCTGCTTCTGAGATTGAGATAATAGTAGCTTCACCTTCGTTTCATGCAAAGAATTACGCAGTAACAAATCGTAATCACGATAGAAGCGTTCGAAGATACCGTACGTACCATTATAATATAAGGCGTAATCAAAGATACGTGGGTGTGTACTATCGTAAAGATCATAAGCAGAGATCGAACCCTCTGGGCGTCCTGAAGAGAGATAGTTGAAGGCAAACATTGTTTTCTGCTTACTTGCAGATTCAGAAGTTTCCTCCTTATCTTTTCCAGTGATGACCATCTTAGAATTAAGTGACTTATACGCTCCGATGTACAGGAACTGCCCTATATCATACGTAAAGTCAGCTTCGTCAACCGTGCCCTTATACGATAGTGTTCTGAACTCAGGTATAACCTCTGGCACTTTAATTTCCTTTGCTTCGAGCTTATCACCTGTGTTGTAATCCTGAGAAGCTTCTCCAATCTTCGTTAGAACCTCGTAGTTTCCAGACCACCCAAGCTTATAGAATGCGCCATCCTCCTGATTGAAATAAGCCCCTGGATTTGACTTTACCATTCCGTCGAAATCATCAAAAATGTCGGATAGGTCCGTATCAACTTTCTCTGCTGGAGACAATGTAACTCGCTTATAATCCTTTTCAGACTTATAAGATAAGGTAGGTTCTTGAGTTACCTGACGTGTTAGGTCTTCTTCTGGAGCTGCATTCAACGCATCACGTAAGAAGATAACATCAGCTGTGCGCTTACCTTCGTCAGAAGTAAATTCGCAGCAGAACTTCTTGCGGAATGCTGCAATAAAGTCAGCACAAGAGCAATCAGGAACAAGATCTGCTATCTTGATCCGACCATTAACAAGTACATCCATAACGTTGTTTACTACTACCATCTTACGGAAAGGGTCAGTGCGTGTGAAGAAGTTGTCTTGCAGGGTGTATCCGAAGTAAGCGAAAACGCGCCTTAGCAGATAGTTTGCTCTGATGAATGGAGAGATATAGTAACCTGGTGTCAACGTGATAGGAATATTATCAACGTACTCTATTCGCTGAACGGCATTGTAGAAATCACAATCAGCTTCAGCTATATCAGGATTGAATGCTTGAGCTGCAGGGAACTGAAAATCCCACCAAGGATATATCTTACTCCACTTCAAGACTTGGTCTCTTCCATACGCATTCAGAACTTTGTAATTAAGTCCTGACTTCACCCCTGAATCGTCAGTAAGCAAGACTGGGAAGATTCCATATTCATCACTCTCATTAGTGCGCAATCGACGGCAAAAATCAATACCTTCTTCGACATTATTGACACCTGGAATAAACTCGTCCTTAAAAATATCTTTCAGCTTTACATTCTGGATCCTGGAATAAAACGATCCGTCGTTCATGTAGAATGAAGTGGAGATGCTTCCTTCATACTGTGCAGACAGTACTACCTGTCGACATTGCGAGAAGTATTCTCCATCCTGAATAGCAACGTCAGTAGGTTGCATTTTTACTCGTCGTCCAAAAGAATCGGGGAATCCCAGTAGTCTACGATTACGTTCTGAAGGTGGAAGTTCGAGTGGGGTTGATTGTTCACCATAGTCATTGAAGAATGGATTCGTACGTTCTATCTGTATCTGTGTATCAGGCTTGAGGTTATAATCCTCGCCTTTTTCTAAATTCGTAATCTTCATATATATATAAGGTGTTGTTTTTATTTGCTTCCAAATCTCCGAGCTTTGCCTTGCAGCTGCTGCTTCTGTTCTATCTCATTAAGAGAGACTGATGCAGGGATGCCCTCTATGGACAGGCGATCGAGCACATCAGTCAACCTTTCGATAAGCGTATCCTTATAGGAGTCTTTAACCACACCACGCACATCATTAACTGTTGGTGTGACGTATCCACCAGAGGCACGGCCTTGTGCCTGCTGAATGAGGAACTTATTCATGTCGAGTGTGCGAATAGTCCCTGCACGCTGTGCACGGTCGATGATGTCAATGAATGGAGCTATCGTAGGGTTCTCAACAGCAGCATTCGAAGCTACCCACTCCTTGCTATGTCCGTATCCGCCTTCTCCGACGATGACGGTAGGTTTATCAATGAACCCACGTTTGTCGGGGTTGTAGTCCGCACGGAACATCTTTCCATCCTGCTTGCGCTCTATATCGATACTACCACCTGACTCGAGTCCCGTTGCTACACGTGCACCTGAAGCAGAGGCAGAACCACCTGCTCCGCTTAGCGTCATTCGCTTCACCTTATTGCGCTCTGCAAGAGCAGCTGCAAGCTGTGCAGCACCAGTTATACCCATCAAGGCAGCAGCAGGAATACCAGCAGGGAAACCCAATTCAGAGAATGTCTTAGCGATTGCAGAAGCAGTGGATGCAATGATCTGCGCAGCTTGAATAGCGAAGTTAACATCCGCATATTTCTTCTGGATCTTCAGCTTTTCGTCAGCTTTCTTCTTCTCAAGCTCCGTAGTGTCTTTACCTGCATTCTTTGCAGCTTCAATCTCAGCATCATACTTGGCATCGACGTTCGCAATTTCTGCTTGCTGCAAGGCCTGTGCTGCTCCACTGGTAAGATTAGAATAATAGTCGAATGCCTCCTTCATCTTGGCGATCTTCATATTCTTCACCGCCTCTTCATACTCTTCTTCAGATATCTCCTTGTTCTGAAGGTGCATCTTTAACTGGTCCAATTCAGCGTTGTATAACTCCTGCTGGGCAACGAGTCCATACTGCTGACGTATCTGAAGGCGGTGCTCTTCTGCCTGCTGATCAAGAAGAGTAAGAGCCTGTTGACGTTCTTGTTCACTCAGCAGAGTGTCACTCTCTATCTTCTTACGACGTGCGACATATTGATCCTCGAAAGTATCAAGTCCGTATTCCTGTCGTGCCTGTGCCTTCTGTTCTTCAGCTTTCTTCGCATAATCAACGATGATTGCAGCCTTAGCAGCTTCGTATGCATCAGTGACCTCCTTCTCACGCTCTCCATTATCCTTTGCTCGCTGTAAGGCTGCCTTATAATATCCATCCAAGAGGAGCAGCTTAGCATCACATTCTTGCTGAAGGGTTTGCGGTTTTGTCGGAGCTGCCTGTTGAATCTGATCCAAGGAATCATAGTACTCTTTCTCAGCCTCGATATAAGCAGTGTTCGCTGCTTGCTGCTGATCAGCGACAGCCTTAGCTTGCCCTTCGTGTAACGCCTTCTTCTTCGCAGCATCCTTGAAGACCATATTCTCAGAGCGTTGTAAGTACGCCTTCTCGATGCCGAGTAGTTTGTTCTGATGCTGAATATTGAGAGCTGCCACGTATGCACTGTACTGCTCTTGTGTGAGGGTTTTCTTAGCAAGTGCTTCCTTCAATGCATTCAGACTCTTATCGTAGCTCCGCTTCTCAGCATCGAGATCTTGTGCGCGGTCGTGAGCAAACAACTTGCTCGCTACATCGTCAGGGTCAGTGGTTTTTTTCTTCTTTTCTTTCTTCTTCTTAGGATCTTTTACTCCATTCTCTATCGTACGGTGCTTTTCTTCTTTTAAGTTCGGATTACTCGAATGGGTCTTCACATCTGGAGTAACGTCGACAGAGATACGTGCAACCTTCTTTTTTCCTACTGTATTATTTATAGCATCGACGAAGTTATTACGAACGTTCGCAGCCATCTTCTTTGCATCCTGACCTATCTCCGTCCATGCGTCCTTATAAGCGTCCCAAAGTCCCTTTATTCCTACAGAGATCTTATCAACATCGAATGAAAATGCACCCTCAATCACCTTTGCCCATGCTTTCGCCATTCGACCCATTCCTTTGAATCCATCAATGACAAGGTTGACTCCAAATTTGAATACCTCCCACGTGTTCTTGAAGGTGTTTTTAACATGTTCAATTCCAACACGGAATATCTTGGACTCATTATAGAGGTCGATAAAGTAGTTTATTATTTTAACAGTGTAATCGATAATCTTTGACAAAGCCTTAACTCCGAAAATCTTAGCTTTCATAGTAAGCTCATCAAAGCCGTTTTCGCCAAGACCAAAGAATTTAGACATCTTCTCATTAAGTTCTGCTTGAGCTTCAACTTCCTCGCGCTGTAACTCACCATACTCCCCTGTCACGCCCTTCAGTTCATCCATGTTAGTAGACATGTCAGCTAAGGTCTTCACAAGCTTCAAACCTTCATTGCTGGCGGTCTTTCCAAAAACAGCCTTCATGACTTGGCCTACCTGCATAGAGTTTTCAGGCAGCTCCTTAATTTTGCCTGATATCATCTTAATAGCCTCTAAGATGGAGGTCTTTCCTGATATAAGGTCTGCTTCAAGCTGCTTACTTGAGATACCGATAGAGTTTAGTGCGCCCTGTGTTGCAGTCGACATCGTGCGAATACGATTCGTGGCGGTTTGTATCAACCCCATACCAGCCTCGTTGAAGATACCTGAACGTGTCTGTGTGATGCTTGCAACGAGGTCTTTGACAGCTCCTCCTGCATCACTGAAGGCAGGTCCGTATTGTTGGATCTGACTGAGGAATGTTCCATTAAGATCAGCACCAGCCTGCAAGCCGTCCTCAATAGCATTAATAGCTTCGGATATAGAGATTCCAAACTGATTAGTAAGCAATTCTACAGTTCCAAGAACCTCCTTGTAATCTTTTCCGAACTGCTTAGCGAGGGCTGATATCTGACTTTGCGAATGAACGAGCTCGTCGCCTTGTATGTTAAAGAACTCACGGGTTAGACGCTGCGCTTCTTCAACTTCCATGTTGTAATTATAGAACCACTTAGCCCCTTCAACGACTGCCGATATGGAAGCGACAGCAGCTGTTGCAACTCCTACGAGCTTTGTCCATCCTCCAGAGATAGAGGAGAACATGCCCTCGAACTTACCCATGATGCCTGTCGATTCTTTACCCATTGATTCGCCCAGCCCTGAGGCATCACGACGCAGTTCTGACATTCGACCAGTCACACTACGAAGCTGTGAAGCTAATTGCTCATACTCTTTTGGATTCGCAGCCTTAGAAGTGTTGTTAAGTGCAGTCTGAAGTTCACGAGCCTGCTTCTTAAGCTGCGACATCGTCATGACGTTAATATCCATTGCAGCGCGAAGACTACGCTGTTTCGCTTCATTAGTCTTTATCTGCGTACTAAGATTCTTAACTTCAGCTTGTAAGCGCTTGTACTCTGCTGACTCCTTTTTCCCTGCTGCTTCGAGGTCAAGCATTGCATTCTGTCGAGCCTTCATCTCCTTACTTAGGTCACGTGTAGCACGTTCAAGTTGACGCAGTTCCTGCTGTGCCTTGTCCGTTTTTGCATCGATAACCAATCCGATATGATCTTCCTTAATTTTGCTCATAACTATTTAATCTCGTTAGGTAATATATTATTAGAAAGGGCATCTTCCATTTGCTTTCTCCATGCTTCCCGTACTTCATTTGTGAAACCTGCTTGGATATCAGGGAAGGTCTCGTTGTACAGGACTCCCCAGACGACTCTATTATAGATAGCATACTTAGCACGCTGCTTTTTGGCTCGTTTAGAACTCAAGCCAGCACTTGGTAGACGATATTGCATATCGAGGAAACGGAGATAAGAGAGAACTCCTATGTAGACTGAGAATAGTCCATTTGAATTTTGAATCGAGAACGCACGGCGAGATAAGAACTTACGAAGTGTACCAGTACGCTCCTTGAAGTAGCGATTAGCTACCTCCTCCTGTGTTTGAAAGATGATTCCAATGTCACGACGGAGGATATCTGAGATAAACTCATCCTTAACGAATTGATCTGTTACCATGCTACAAAGATAACACGAGCAATAGGAAGGGAAAAGGACAAAAAACGAAGGCAGCACGTCTCCCGACGTGCTGCCTTCTAAAAAAGCATTACTAAAAACATATTATACTTCACGAAACATCCACTTAAATTCTAAACCGTGTGCTCCAGGGCGGTTGCAAAAGTCGAATCCTGCTTGTCGGAGGGCTTCGAAGATTTGTGTTGGACTGACTTTTGCGGAAGGATCAACTTCTTTGATAGCGTCCACGACCTCGGCGGTAGAGAAGAAATGAGTAGCCTCGGCTGGTGCCGAAGCTGGTCGATAGGTAGTTTGTAGAGCAGCAATATAGATACTGATGTCTGTAATGGGCTGCTCGGGGTCATTGTTATTCTTTGTCATTGTTGTGAAGATTTGGAAATTAATAATCTGTGATTTCGGAGGAGCTCTCAGGGCAGAGGGCGTTGAGAGTTCTTAGGTCGTCCTTGAGAACGCGGAGTGTTCGCAGTGTTTGGAAGACACCAGGGCGTGGTTCTCCAGACTGGTCAGCGAAGCATCCTGTATCATCGGAGAGAATGGTCGTTTCCAATTGCTCAAGCATGTTGAGGTGCATGAGAAATTTGCCGTCTGCAACCATCGCGTTAAGGGCAGCAATTGTATCCTGACTGACGAAACGGAGTGCCTGATCGATAGGTCGTTTCATTAAACACCTCCTTTCTTTGTCTCTTCAGTTAGTCTCTTACAGAGATCCTCGCTGAAACCTTCCATAGAAAGCACCTCTTTGTATTGCAGACGCAATACAGCTTCAGTGAATTTATGAGTTGTATTGATATAGATATAGCCTTTATCAGCTTCGAGTCTATATCGACCCTGTACCCTTGGAATAGAATTCAGTTCTGATTTTAATTCATCAATAAACCTCTTCAGTGTAGTTTCGTCAGCCATAAGAGCTTGGTAACGACGCTCCATACACACAGCAACAGGCTCAAGATACTTCGGGGTAGAAGATTGCTTGAAATAATAGTCAAAGAATATCATGCCTTGCCTCCTTTCTTTTCTGATTTATTAATACGATAAACTAAGTAGCCTGCACAGATAGTTGAGATAACTGACGTGATAGGCTGCTGCTCGATGGCTACAGCTGCCACAATCATGCACAAAGATACAAGGTTAACTCTAATTACCAAACGACGGGTAACAGAGAACTCGCAGATACGGCTGTAAAAAGCACTCTTTGAGTCGAGCCAAAGATTAATAGACTTGATTTTGCGCTGTATCGTAGCGCGCACGCCGATAGACTGCTGTTCTTTTGCAGAGCTCTCGAATTCGATTACTTGTTGCATATTGCACTCGGTTTTGACATTGCCCAGAACCGCTGGGTACGGATACGAAAAAGCGGATGCTCTTCCTGTTCGTCAAAACCGAGATTTCTCCACAAGGGCTAAATCACATGGAAGGCATCCGCCATATCTTCGTTGCAGTAGTCTGCAATATGGGCATAAAAAGAAGCCCAACGAAGTAATAAATTCGGGGCTTGATATCATCTCGCCCTTGTTTGAGAACATTGTTCTCGGTTTTGACGGTTACAAAGATAAGGAGTATTTTTGTAACCGCCAAATAATAACGCAATTATTTTTGCGTGACGCAAAAAAACTACCATTCATCTTTAGTTTCAACTTCACGCTGATCGATAAATTTCTCAAGACTGGATGAAAGTTCTGTGAAGACATTTTCGCAAAGGGGTTTACCATTCTTAAAGAAGTACTTGTATCCAGCCTTTCTATTTGCGCCATCTATACCTATCTCTTTCAAATCCTTTGGAAGAGAGTCGACGAGAACTCCCAAATTGTTGTCAAACATAGCCCTTCGAGAGGGATCATGTCGGAAGTCGCTCATTGTGAACTTCAGGCGTCCATCTTTAAATTGTACGTCTATAAGGTATCCGATATAACCTTCAATGGCTGCATAAAGCATGTTTGTCGAAAATACTAATTTTCCTTTGCCCGTAATTTCTTTACCTGGATTGTCATCTTTCAACACAGCTTTGGAATCTACATAGGTTCTTGCAAACCAGTTTTTTGTAGCATCGTACAACTGTTGTGCTGTAAGCCCATCTTTCTGAATTATTTTAGTAAAGGTCAATGGTTTTTGCGCAAAACATACAATCGTGCAGAGAAGTAGCACAGAAGTAAAAAGGAATTTCTTCATATTCATAATATGGTTTAGTTAATATTAGTCGCAAAGGTACAAAAAATGAATAAAAAAGCAACAAAAAGTAAAAGGAAAAGCCCCCCGTATTACGAGAGGCTATAATGCACCCGTAGGCGACGGGAGACTTTTGTCTAAAGGTCAATGAGAACCTCGCCTAAATATTCTCAGCTACTCGACGGATTCGAAAAGATAGATCCATAAGTGCATTGCGCATCTGCTCTGCTTCCTGCTGGTTGAATCCACCTGCACCTCCATTTCCGTCAATACCATCCATCTTGTGGTAAAACCAAGAAGATGACTTTTGAAAGTACGTTCCAGCAAAATCCCTCCATGACACAGCCATAAGGATGTCTTGTACTTTTCTTTTCATATCTGTAACCACTACTGGTTTTGTCATTACTGTTTCCATATCTGTATGATGTTTATGTTTTTATTTTTCTCTCCCCCCTTGGTGAGGGGGAGAGGTTTGTTTTTTTAATTGTATGGTGTCCGAACCATTGTGTCGAAGAGTTGTTGTAAGTCCCACAAGAGCTCGGGATAACCATTTGGAAAAGAGCGGTTGTAATTTCTCATTCTTTCGAGGAGTTCCCGTTCTTCGGGTGTTACCTCCATCATTTCTTTTTTCTTTTTCATATTCTCATTGTTTTCTTTTGACAATACAAAGGTACTACAAATATTTGTAGTATGCAAATATTTACTATAAAAAATCGTAGTAATATTAAATATTTAACATTTAAAAAGCCATGATGATTCTTGTATCACCATGGCAACAAAGTTCTAAGACTTTTTACACCTTAACGAACTTGATAACTATTGATAACCACTTCGAGCATCTCAGAAATGGAGACACCTTTTTTAATAGCTAATTGCGTTAAACGCTCCTTCGCTTGTTCGCTCACGCGAGAGCTGAGCGGAACTTTGCCTAAGAATTTACGTCCAGCATTTGGACGTGCGCCACCTCTATTATCACTCATGTCGATTTCTTTTCGTTAAAAACTCAGCTGCCTTGCGCAATGAAGATGCAAGTTTTTCAGCAGTCACGTTCTCCTCCTGAAGCTCTAATCTCCAGTGAGGATAATTCCTTCTATACAAATACTTCTTCGAACCATCCTCACTTATCTCATACCCATAGGTCTGACGGAAGCACTTGCTGCCGTGGTGACGTGTAGCCCATCCGCCCATCTCGCCGACAATGTGAGCAAGTTCTTCAGCTGTAGCAGAACTATCCTCCAATAGTGTTACCTTCTGACTTTCATTAAACAGTCCGTCATCGAATGTTATGACGATCTTGTTCTCCGTATCAGTCAGCACCCACCCATCGGGGCGAGTGCTACTCTTTTGTATTATATATTTGCTCATACCTTATAAATGCGTATGGTATGCTATACCATTGTTGTAATTTACATTGAATCGTATACCAGTTTTCTTACATGTTAGTACTTCAAGATGTGGGGCTACTCTGTCATTGTAGCCTCTATGGGTAAAGAAAACTCTGCCATCTTCTACCTCTACCAAACCTTGACGGCAGCAGTTGCCACTGTTCACGACTTGTTCTGCGATCTCTCTTTCAATGCCATTTTGATATTTATACATAAAAATGACTTATCCGTGATGTCGAGGGCTAATAGTTCTTAGTTATTTATCTCGTAATTCTCTATCTCTACCCAATCGAAGAGAGGATACTCTTTCTTATTTTCGCTTATAACGATGTGTGCAGGCTTACCCTTTGAAAATTCTTCAAGCCATGATTTTATAGTGCTTAAGTCGCTGCAAGCAATAGAGAGACAATCACCGCTACCGCTGATGCCTGCTTGATATATTGTACCTTTGAACTTATTTTTTGGACTGTGAATTGAATTTGTCATACCATTTGCCCGTCATGCCGATAGCGCAGCGTTTAGGTTCTTATTTCTATAATAGATTAAATATTGTTTTCGACAATAAACTTAGCAAGGTAGTAAGCCTGCTTTTCGCTTAACTTAGCAATACCGATAGTTGCCTTTGCAAGAGTGTTAATGAGAGAATCTATGAATTTATTTTCCGTGTGAACCTTATCGAGCAATGACATGTAAGAGTCAATTAGAGGGATATGACGATATTCGTTAACTCTCAACAGAGCCTGCTTTGTGCTTTCAATTCTATCAGCAACTGTTGGAATATACTTCTTAACCTTTGGGGTTGCTTTCAAACTCTCGCCATTCTCGTCTGTGAGATTGAATGCCATTTCTTTTCTAACAGAACCATCTGAGTAAGTTACCTCAACATAGCCTGTAGACTTTGTTATAACCTTTGAAATTGTGCCTTCCTGGTTCTTTTTATTAAAGACCTTTGTTCCGATGTTGATTTTAGATGTTCTCATATTGTTTACAGTTTTTACGGTGTGTCTCACCTTCTTTAATTGTACATTGCAAAGATACAAAGAACGTTTGATATATGCAAGCGTTTTTCAAATTATTTTTGAAGAAAGTTTATTTTTCTCAATACTTGACACAAAAGAGCCGTAACAGCTCGGAAACTGCTACGGCTACAAAGAAACGAGCCTCGTGTTTTATTTTTCAACGGTCACGAAACCGTTGCTAATTAAGTCAGCAAGGAAGGCTTCGGAGCTGTTGGTGGAAACAAGGTAGCCCTCGAGTTCCTGTAAGCGGTAAGCAAAGCGCACCATATATTCTTCGTCTGTGCCTTCGCTATCGAAGCGACTGCCTGTGCGAAGTTGGTGGAGGAAATCAGCTGGAGAGGTGGCGACGATTTTGTCGCCATCCTTCAGCCTGTAGGTTGTTAACATGCTGCTAATTTTTTAGTTCTCAATCTGAAGTATAACTTTTCGTTTTCGGTGAGGAAAGGAACGTTCTGAAGGGTGGTGTTGTTTTGCACCTTGTCTTGTTTTGCAAAGGTAATCATTTTTGCGAGAAAATGAATCCAAGCAGACATCTTTGTGAAGTTCGTTGAACCTCCGTGCTGGCGGAACTCCACCGTGCGGTGGCGTACGTAAGCTTCGAGGTTAATCTTGTGGTAGCGGTCGTAATCAAAAGCTGCTCTAAGTTCGCCAATATTAGAAGCTCGGTTGATAGTTGTTTCTGAAATGGTGGTAAGAGCCTGGCAATAGCGGTTGTCGCGTCTGCTTTGTGGCATGAAGTTGTCGATTACCTTCTCAAGGCGCTTGTAAGTAATTATAAGGTTCTTCCAAGTCTGAAGGTCAAATTCAGCAGCGTCCATGTGAACGTGAAGTCCGCAGGAGTCGTTAACCTTAGCGTTGCAAAGGTCGAGAACCCAGCAGACTTTTTCAAGTTCCTCAATTCCTTGCTCTCCGTGGAGGATTGGGCTAACAAGTTCGAAGGTGTCGTTGCCTGAAAGGCTGCTGTCAGTCACCAGCTTCCAATGGTCAGCGTGGTCCGTGTGGTTGTAGCCTTCAACCTGTACTCTGATGCCTGCTGCGTTAAGTTCTCTTGCAAGGCGTTCTCTTGTGCAGTTGTAAGCTTCAATCTCGATGCCGAAGTTGCGGTTGAAAGTGTAGTCGAGTTGTGGAAGAACTGTCGCTGCTGCTTGTGCTGCACTCTGCGTCATTCCCTGCATCATTCGCTTGTAGACGTTCTGTACAAATCCGTAGTTTCCGTTAGCTACAAGGTCAGCTACCTGTCTGCGTGTAAGTCCGAGGGTGAGGAGCTTCTGAATCTTAGAAGTCTTTGTTCCGTTTTCGTTAAGAATGTTCTGAATTTGCTCGTTCATAATCTTTGTTTTTTGAATGTTCTTTGTTTCTAATTGTACTGCTAAGGTAACACTATAATGAGGAACGTGCAAGTACTACAGCCTTTATAATCAGCGGTTTAGTAGTAATTATCTACTGCTAAATTATGATATAAAAAGAGGCCAGCGCATCACTGCGCCAGCCCCGTCATCGTAAACAATCTTTGAAACCTAATTAACTAAAAAACATTATGAAAACATTCACTTAATAAGTTGAAGAAACCGTGCATAGGTAAGTTGTGTATGTGGGTTACGACTGATAACGTCCATACGTACCTGCTTACATCCGAAGCGGAAGAAGAGGAATCGCTTAGGAACTCGGTGAACAATGATGTCGAGCGTATCGACCGAGGTTATCGAGCCGTGAAATATTGAATCTGTTATAGTTCCTGATAAAGAGACCCACGGGTCATTCCAGGAGAGCTGAAGCTGCCGTGATGGCAAAAGAGTAGTTAGAGATCTTGTAACTGTATCTCGGACGGTATCGTGGACTATTGTCCGAAACACTCTCGTCTTAAACTCCACAGAAGTTGTTGCTGCTGCTGTCGCTGCTTCAGTAATACGAGAAGTCTTTATCCCTGCTGACTTAGCCACTTGCAGTAGTGTATCTCCACTCTGACGGAACTCTGACGAGCGGAGCGTCAGCGCTGGAACTGAAGCCTGACTAAGCCCTGTATTCGTCTGCTTGATCTCTACAGTTCCTTTATGAAGGAGAATATTCTGGTTCTCCTTCAAACGGTCTCGATCAGCCTTCATGTTGTGGTATGCGATAAAGGCGAACAGGGCGAGACCAGCAGACACCAGCATAAGAGCGAATGTAAGGATCTGTAGTTTAAACCTGATCTGACTGAACATAGGCTACTGACAAATAGTACGTACTATCTTTATCATCTGTAACATCTGCTGCTGGTAGGCAGGAGATGTCGCATACTTGCACCCCTTGTTGTCACATATGCGACGAACGAATTCTTCTGCATTTTTACGATAGGGCCAGGCGTCAGAATAGCAAGGTTTCTGCAAAATGCGCGTATGCTCACGAAGACACTCTTCAAGGGAGTCGAAGTCTTTGAAAAGTCGATAGACTGTGTAGTACCATCTATCTCCAGTCTTGCTCTTCACGACAGAAACGACTTTCTCTGGAGCAGGGAACGTGCGAGTAGGAGTATTAAAGTATTCGTGAGTGAGCGTGAGAACCGTATGCCCTTTCCAGTTACTACCTCGGGTTATTCCGAAGAGATTGAACTTGCCTATACGTGATTTGCCCCATCCACTCTCGAGGATAGCTTGTGCTGTGACGAATTCAGGGGCGATGTCAGTAGCCCTCTTAGCTGCTGCATAGATATTGCGTGCAAAGGCGCACTGTGCTTCTTTTGCCATGATTAGTCGTTTTTTATATATTCGCCTTTATCGTTGAAGTCCTTCAGCCGACGGACGAATGAGGTTGGAAATATTGGATAGATGGCTTGAATGTTCTCAACACAGGAGAAGCATTCTCGGACCATCATGAATACACAGATATAGGTTCCTATCCAATGAGTTGCACCAACTACGCTGCCATTTACTTTGAAATTGGCAAGAATGTTCGAGAGGATCAGCAGCAGGATGTAGATGATGATCTTCTTACTGAACTTACTCCAGAACGCCTCACTGGAGGCATCTTTGTGGAGCAAATGTTTCCACACACTAAGAATAGTATCGATGATGACAGCGACACTAATCCATACTGCGAATTCCCAGTCCTGGTAGAGGAACTGAGAGACGTTGACCACAACGGAGAGTGGTAGAGAGACGATTGATATCATTGGTAGATTTTTCATTGTTTGTCCTATTTTAAATGTGATACAAAATTAGCTTATTGCATTTTCTGAACAAAGGACCGACTAAGGCGGTGAGTGGAGAGCGTGTCTGGAGCAACACAAGAGAGCATCAGCGTCCATCCGACGGAGGACAGTTCTGTCGCTACGAAAGGAACGAACTCCGCTTTATCGAGCTCGCCACGAGATACCCAGTCGATATTGTCTTCTTCAGCATCAGCTATCATCCACGCATGAATCTCGGAGAGCAGGCGAAGCGTGTTGTCAGATGCAAGCATGTATTCAGCAGCGTCCGCACGGTTCGTCATCTTGTTCGCCACAGTGATAGCGATACGTTGTGTAACCTGATAGGAGTTGCGCCCATCTGCTGACATGTTCAGTTCGCCATAGTCGACGAATAGGAAGGAGCCTACCAGCTTATCGACGCGCTGCTTTAGTTCATCGAACGACTGCCCATAGATATAGTTGCGGATCTCGGGAATACGCGACATATCGGGAAGATGATCAAGCGAAGCGGACAGTTCGTTGTAACCAGGGAAATCACTCGATCCATTCGTAAGTATAGCACGGATACCCTCCTTGGAAGGGTATTGCGCAAAGTAGAGAAATTGGTCCTTTATCATCTTGAAAAAATAGAGTTTTAAAAGAGGCTATTGAAAGCCGTTGATCTGACTCATATGTGTCACGCAGTTGACTCGTATGTGTCACGACGCTGACACATATGTGTCAGAAGTGTGAATCATATGTGTTATATAATCTTATTAATGACTGAAATGGGCAGCCCCACCTCCTCACTGATTTTTGCCTTATCCCATCCAAAGCCCTTCATGTCCTTAACTGCATCGATAGTTTTTTTGCGCAGCACCTTCAGATAGGTGAGTACGTTCATCTGCTCTATCTGTTTTGCGTTGCCAAGTCCCTCCTTGGAGAGGTCGTAAAGCGCATCAGAAGCGTCAGTAGTGATAGGCTGCTTGGGTTTATGAGTGAACTTAGATAGTAGGGAGAATGAAGTCTTGCTGAATAGATAGTTATTGAATGCTTGGAAGTTAAACGAGATAGCCGTGAGTGTTTCGATGGGTAATTGAGCGAACACCTTAGCTAATTCGTGTGCACGTTCAGAATGGTACTCTTTCTCTGGATAATAGAGAATAGCAGCGAGCAGGGGCAGTGATTCCTCTCCTCGTTCGATGAGTTCCTGTGCTTCGATGTACTGAAGGGCAGTAAGCGAGCAGGTGAGCATTCCGTATCCTGTCTCAATCCGATAGCCTGAATAGGTACGCTCACCAATCCGAACAAAAGGGATGAGCTGCGCACAGAAGCAGAGGTCGACTACATACTGATAGTCGAGCCTGCGCAGCACACGTGCAAGCGGAATATTCAAGCGATAAGGATCTACACGACGGCACAACTCGTAAGTACCCTCATCAACACCATCCAGCACGCTATTGTTATCAGGGTAGTTAATATGAAACATGAACGTGAGCTGCTCGGAGATTGCTACGAGGTTCGCAATCTGTTCCTCTGAATGGAACTTACGCTTATCCCATCCCATGATATCGCATAGCCAGTTAATCCGAACCTCTCCAGCGGACAGTTCCCCTGCTGCCATACGAAGGAAGTCGCCCACAAGGCGGATGTACTGGCGGTCATTCATAGCATCCCAACGGTTAGGAATGCTATGAGTCTCACCTTTATATATTAGTCCAATATCCTTCATCATGGCAACATTATAATATTATCATCAGGGTTATTATACGCTGAATTAGAACAGAAGTCTACTGAAGCATCTGTGGAGAGCAGCGTATCTGCATTCGAGATAAGATCCTCTGCTTCGAGGTCGAGCCGATCAGCAAGAGCAAGCGCAGCGTCGTGTTCGTCCTTACCTGTCCGTGAAGCGTGACTATCATCGAAGAGATTACGGATAGTTGGAGGAAACTCCAATATATCGAAGCGACGGAGCGACTTAGCAACGGTCTTCTTGAGCAGGGCAAGCGTCAATATCGGCTCTACACGCTCACGGTTCTCGGACGTGAGTCTATCGTAGTAAGCTGACAGACGTTCGTCGAGCGTTTCCTTCTGTAATGGGAGAATACGGAAGAAGAAGAAGTAGGAGAGATCTATTGGATAGATGGAGTCGAATGCTTCGGTGGTCTTTATCTTACAACTGTCTATAATCTTATAATATCGTGATTTTCGCCACAAAGCAGCAGGAGAGGTGGCTTTTTCGCTCGTAATCTCGGTAGACATCAAGCGTTGGATGACAGAATCCATCGCATTGTAGTAATTATCCATATACGCACGCTTCATTCCTTCCACCTCGTACTTATATACGTCGACATGGTTCTTTCGGCGGTTGATACTGTCGAAAATAAGCTGCGAAGCCATTGTCATGTTCGCCACAGCAGAGCGCAGGGGTTCTGTGAGCGTTTCGTCGGAACTGCTGATAATTGCATCGAACACCTCTGCGGTGATGATGGTTTCAACACGCTTGCGAGCGGTAATGCCTGACGAAAGCAGGTCGTTCAGGTCCATATTCGTTTCCACACCTGGTGCGTACTTGCTGAACGAACCAAAATCCTTGAAAATATCTACTAATACATTCTTCATGACTGCTGCTGATTTAATCTGTCTTTCGGTGCGATGTCTTCCTGTCGTTGAGGAACCTCACGATAGAAGCCTATACGATAACCCTGCTTATAGAGGTCTGGGAAGTTCAATCTGAGAGCGAGATTGAACGGTTCTGCACAGATCTCATCCTCTGGTGTGAGCGACATTATATATATAAGGTAGTTGTAGTAAGCGTCAGAACCCGACTTACTGATAACACCATCCTTGCTAACTGCTGTGATAGATGCATCCAAACCAACGCTTGACAGTAAGGCTTCTTCAGCTCGCTTATCGTACGCAATCAAAGATTCGATATATTCCTTATATTTAAGGTCGATAGTCTCGATTCTCCACTGCTGCTCGTTGCCAGAACTGTCCATAAACGAAATAGAAGAGTAAGCCTTGCCTTGGTTATCAGCACCACTCAGATAGTCGCCTATCTTGCGAAGTTCCAATCGCATATACTCTACAAGTAGCGATTCACGGTATTCAGTTCCGATGTTGATACCGTTATACTTAACTAACTCCTGCTTCTTAGAATTGCGAATCTTATTCTCCTCGCATAGCTTCATTAGCTGATTGCGTTTACTGGATACCCACGCATTCGGAATGATGATGTGTATCTTCGCTGCAAGGGAATTACGCAAGAAGGAATTAATGTAGGAGGCGGTCTTGTTGCTACCTTGAATATATGGACGTGCGCCCTGGTGGGTTTCGTTCACACCGTAGAACTCATCGACTGATTTCTCACGGTGGTGTGACACGGCAGCGAAGAGATAGTTGTCAACTTCTGACAATGCGAACTTAGGGTATATCTTGTAATTGCCTAATCCGTATGTCCACCGTCCTACAGCTACGTTATTGAAGTCACTATAATTAATCTGATCGTATGCCACATCCTTACGAGTGGTAGCAAGACGGCAGTGCTTATTCTCCAAGGGTTCCAATCCAGCCACGGGTGGCATACCAATACGCTTACCACGTGAGAACCTCCACTTAACGAAGTAATCACCAAACCAATAGTAGTTCTTGATACAGGTCTTAGCGAACTCCTGTGCGGATGTTTCCATCCCACGCTCTTGCCATGAGTTCATCCACTCATCCCACGCTGGTAGTGCGGTGTACTCACGTCGTAGCTTACCACCTTCTACTGTCTGTATATAGGCGCAAGGTCCGTTACCATACAGCATCTTAATCTCTTTGCTATACAAGCGAGGCAGCAGGCGGTTCTGCTTAATCTCCATCGTTACCTCTTCGCACAGTGCGTTGTTCATACCACGCATACATACTTGGTATCCATTCACACTCATCCACTGGTGTTCATGTAGGCAAGTCTGCTGCCCCTGTGGTACGAGTAGACCTGGACTTGTCGACAACTCTCTTCCTTCTCCAATCTGAAAGGAGAAGGTGTTGCCGTCCATGACGTAGAGTCCAGCGTTGCCGTGCAGTTCAATACTATCTGTCATAACCAATTTATCTTATGTAGTTTATATCCATCCTGTGGGAATCCCATGTACCTGATGAGGATGCGATAACACATCTTTGGGTTTCCCTCTTGATCCTCGAAGAGAAAGTAGTTCTCGGAGTCGACTTTGAAACACTCCTCTGGTAGTTGAGAGCGGTACTTGCAATGTTCCTTAACAACCATTTGCTCGCCTGCCATACCCTGTGAGCGAGAGTAGGGGAAGAAGCAGATAGTGAAGTCACCTTGTGGTACTCTGCTTATCTCCCTTGCCCATTGCATTGCGTCAATGCCGTTCAATTCAATTGTCTTCTCCATTACTTGCGAAATTACTTAAAATCGCTGTGGGAACAAAGGACGATTTTCACCCCTCTCTGTCATATTTCCCAACTTTTGGAACGTTGCACCTCTTTTCCTCGATTCAGCGGTGCGTGATGATTTCGGTCGTTTGTTTATTTTTGATTTTGATTTTCAAGACGCAAACCACTGAAACACAGCAAAGTAAGTTTTTTACCTATGTAAATAACCCCCGTTATTGTCGATTTTCAGACACTTTTTAAACAACGTTCGCTATAATATTAGCCGTTAAATAGTGAGATTTTCGGGCAAATCATCGGGATAACTGCTTAATTCCTTCTTGATTAGGTCGGAATAAAGACCATATAAAAGGTAAATCATCGCACTTGGGAGCTGCGTTGTTAGTCCTGGTCGTCGTTTCAGTTCCTCCTTCTTCTCTGAAGCTTTGTCGAGTTCTATTTTACCGTTGGTTTTCTTCAACGGACTAATCAAAATTGCACTGCAAAGGTTAGGGCATTCGTTCTCATCTATTCGCACCTTCGGGAGCAAAGGAAGTTTCTCGCCAAAGAGCAACTGACAAAGACGGAACTGCTGCCAGTGGTAGATAGTAGGTGCACCGTCGTTGTAAAGGATAACAGAAAAGCCGTAACTCTCTAAGGCTGCCTTCATCGTTAGTGAGTCAGTCGTTATCTGCTCTAATTCCTCACGTGTCTTGTTACCAGCACGGTCGGGGTATAAATGAATAACCTTATTCACAGCATCGGTTCCAAAGAATGAATACACCTGCTGTGCAAGGTCCTGTTGGTCGTCAGGTATGTAAGCCCAAAACTCCTTGATGATGTCGAAGCGACTGCCGTACTCTTTTTTTTGCCCGACGATAAGCGATTGAAAATTACCAGGGTCGTAACCTATGTACAGAGGCTCGCGCTTATCGTAGTGGCGAAGGTAGCGTGCGGTGAGCGTGAAGTGGTCTTTAAGGTTCAGCTTCAATATTTGGTCGTATATGTAGCTGTCCTTAAATTGGTGTCGCTCGTGGTCATAGCTTGTAAAGAACTTGTTGGTAACTTCCTTATGGCGGATAGCACAGATGGCGGTGAGGAACTCGTCCATATCGAGGGTGTCGAGCTGGGTCTTGAAGAACTTAGGACCCAAGATGTCCTTATTACAAAACGATGAAGCACGGATATAGTAGATTGCGTTCCTTCGCATATCTGCTAATCGTGGTTTCCATCGGGCAACAAAGGCATTAAGGCGTTCATTTTCCAGTCTGATTTTCTCCATTGTGACTGGGTTCTTCGTGTTACGAAGTTCCTGCTGAAGCATAAACTGCTTATAGAGCGACTGATTGATAGCAAGTGAAACACTGGCTATCTCCTCGATGAGCTGTCGGTCCATCTTGTTTTCGTACTCCTCAAACCAATCGTCCTCACCGAGGTCGACACGTGCGGTATCACTCACACCTGTCACACCTTCATAGTAAGCAGAGCGACGGATGTCAGCTGAGCCACCACGGAGGGAAGGGAAGAGGCGTGACTTGAGTTTCTCACCGCTGTTGTGTTTCATTTCCTCGACGAAGGCGTGCACAGCATTACGACCTGCGACACTCTCAGGCTGATCTGAAGATACCAACTGAAGGTGCGCACCATTGCGGAAGATGACCGAGTGCTTAGCGTAGGCAATAGGGTAGCGTGGTCGACGGAAGTGTGAGGGCAGCTTTGCTTCACCCACCACATAATCGATGCCATACTCCAACATTGCACGCTGCTTGCCGTTCACAATGACAGGACGTGAGAACGAAGCCTGAATGTTAGGCCAGACGTTCGTCATCAGCGCAACATAAGTCTTATGTACAAGGAACGAAAGTTCACCAGGCATATCATTTGTCACACGAATAAGTCGGGGAACGATAACGCCCTCCGTCTTACCAGTCGCACGAGCCCACTCTGCATAGAGCATATTCGGGTCGATGATGTTTGCCAACAGCTG